ATCTATAGATTATACGACAGAGGATGGTAAGATGTGCCAGTGCACCTGCTTGATAATAAAGTCGGGCCTTATATTGGTACCCACGCACTTCATCCCCAAAGTGTTAACTAAAGTTACTATATATGTGGGGTCCCGAGAGCATAGTGGTGGTATAATAAGGTGTATTCTGAAGCGAGGTGATGGATTTGCGCTGAAAGACAGGGATTTGACCATTTATCACGTGCCTAATTTGGGTGACAGGCGCAATTTGGTTCCCTTACTTTCCAAAGATCTGTCCACTGATACGGTTATTTGCAAGTCTTTATACAAGGATAAACATGGCGATTTAAAGATTAATGATTTCTTCATAAAAGCTGAATATAGGCAAGGTCTGAGAGCGTCTTATCTAGATAAATCGGAACATTTCGATTCTAACGGTTTCTGTTATTACCTTAAGGAGAATACATTTATCGGTTTGTGCGGAATGATATTGATATGTAATGCCAAAGTCCCATATATTCACAGTTACCACACAAGTGGAAGGGATAAGTGTGGTGTGTCACATATGATTAGTGCGCGAGATGTATCACAGGCTGAGAAATATCTATACGAGGAGCAATGTGCTAGATTGAAACCCACAGACTCGAGTACTCTTAACATAAGTAGGGTTAAAGAGTTTGAGTTACAATCGCAGCCTTCCCACAAGTCACCACTGATGTACTTAGATAAGGACACTTCTTTTGAATATTATGGGACTATCAACACACCAGTTGTCAAATTTAAACATTCAGTACACAAGACGCTTATACATGACTCCATTAATGAGGTTTTTGATACAGAACCCAAGGTTGGCCCACCACCGAACGTACCAACGTGGCAACACCATCACGCATGTTTATTTAACACGACAGCTAGTAATATGGGTTTTCCACAAGCACTACTTGAAATAGCTACCAAAGACTACTTAGATGGTACTCTAGACACCATGCGTGCTCGTACGGATTTAAGAACATTGTCTCTAGATCAGGTACTCAACGGAGCAGAAGGTGTTAGAGGATTAGAGCCCATGAATAAAAAGACGTCCGCAGGATTTCCGTATTTCCAGTCTAAAGCTAAATTATTCAATGCTCAAATAGGAGAACCACTAGAGATATCACCGGACTTGTTAGAAGATTATTCGGTGAGTGAGAGAGCATGGTCGGAGAATAAAAGATCTTATGAGGTTTTCCATCAATCGCTCAAAGACGAGCCCGTAAAGAAGACTAAGACAGTAACACGCACATTCCAATGTTCAAACTTAAACCTGACAATAGCATTACGTAAGTATTTTTTACCGATAGTAACAGAACTAATTACCAAACCAGATGTGTATGAATTGGCAGTAGGATGCAATGCGGAAGGTCCTGAGTGGCACGCGTTGATGCTGATCATATCTAAGTATGGTGATGAACGAATAGTGGCCGGAGATTATAAGAATTATGATCAGAGGATGAGTAGTCAAGTAATTTGTGCAGCTTTCAATGTTCTGATAGAATTTGCGAGCGCAGTGGGTTACTCAATCGAGGATCTAGACATGATGAGAGCTATAGCGACAGAAGTGGTTTACCCCGTAATTCATATGAATGGTGATATTTTCAAATTATTTTCATCGGTCACATCAGGC